GAGCGGTGCCACTGAGTCGCCGAAATGGCGGGGCTTGATCACGATCTGCGACTGCTCCCAAATGTGGAACAGTGAGTCCAGAGTCCAGTTGGTCGGGTTCAGCAGCCCAAGGATGTCAGTGATGTCGAGGTTGGTCAGCTGCAGGCGAAGTAGGTTCACCGCCATCGTCAGCAGGATCCCGTAGTCGGCCTCCATGAACAGCATCCATGCCTTTGGCTGCTGGATCAAGCTGATCGGCAGGAACGGGTTACCTGCTGTGTGAACGAATTTCAGCTCTTCAATGTCGTCGAGGAAGTCGATGGTCACTTCGTCGCCGTCCGGTCCGCGGGTGACGGTGACGCCGTTCTTCGGCTTCATCCGGCCGCCGATGCGGGCACCCATCGTCTCGACGATGATGTGAATGTTGCTGGTGCCGCGCGCTTCTTCGTCCAAGGCCCAGAACGCGGCCCAGGTGCGGCGCTTGTCGTCCAGGTCGATGGGCAGCGTCAACTTGATCAGGCCGGTTTCGTTGACCGTTTGGGTCAGGTTGCCCGAGATCTCGCCGTAGACGGTCCCGCGATAGTTCCAATCACCATCAAACAATTTGATGGTGGGCCTATCGTAAGCGCGCTCGATTCGGTACTCGCGAAGTTCCCTTGCCCAGGCGGTGAAGTCGGCGTGATCGGTGCCGGTGAACGGCTCGGCGAAGGTCGCGACCGTCATAGGCGGAGCGCCTGTTCGATGTTCGCGTTGAGCGCGGTCACAGCGGCAGCAATCGCCTCGGTACAGTCTGCATCGCAGTAGTGGCAGTGGCCGTCAGAGGTCACGTAGGTGTGACGGCAATTAAGGTGGGCCAGTTGGGACTTGGAGAGGATGTAACCGGGTTGCAGCGCGACTAGAAGTTGGTCGCTGTCGCGATCACGTGGGGGCAGTGGTCCACCATTCGCGGTCATTGCTGCCCCAGCTGGCGCTTGAGTTCCCGCTCTACATCCGCCGTGTCGCGGGCGGTGATGTTGTACTGCGCACCGCTTCCGCGCTCAATCTCGTTGAGCATGTCGGCTATCTGATCATCGGAGATCGGTGACGATTCGATCTGCTTGAAGCTAGACCCGACCACTGCCACGCCAATCGCATTCATTGACGCGACTATGACGCCCTGGATAGCAGCGGTTGCGGCGTCCCGTTGTCTTTGATCCATCATGCTTGCTCCAAACCACTCGACAGCTTCATCTCCGAACTTGTATCGCGCCTCGTCTTGGCTGCCGCGCAACACCTTCCGACCGTTAGAGAGAACCGTATGGCTGATGTCGCCGTGCCACGGCATCCGCGCTCGACCACCCTTCATCTTGGTCATGGCATTTCCAGACCACTCTCGGCACTCCAGAAACGCCGTTGTCGCAGAGTGGCTTTCGCTCCGGCAGGCCCGAAGCAAATCACTGGCATCAGGACGGGGTCATCCTCGGTACCGGTATACGGCGGCACTGCGTAGACCGGCTCCACGCCGTTGAATAAACCGGCCGCATTGGACAGGTCCGCGTTGACATAGGTGTCCATGAATGGGTCCGACATCACCGAAAGCATCTGCGTCAGTTGCGGAGTGACGATCAACCGCGCCGCATCCACGCCGACCGCGCGACTCCACTTCCGCTCCTGACCGAAAGCGAAGTCGGGGAACTTCCACTGCTCGGCCGGGTCAAACGTCCACTCCGGCCACAACGGCTGATCGGTGGGGTTCCACACCTCGAACCAGCCGGTATTGGCCGCGTAGTCGATCGTGACGCTCTTCGTCAGCCCCAGCAGGCCAGTGCCCGACAGGTCACTCGCCGAGCCGGTGAGAACGCCGTTCGTTCCCACGTCGAACACGACTGTGTAGATGCCAGTCGTACTCGCGGTAGCCGGTGTGCCCGTGACTGTGACCTTGCCCGCGCCCACTGAGGGCAACGCCTCGAGTGCGGACTGAACCGCAGACGCCGCCGCGTTCCATGGGATCGCGGTGGCCGTCGCCGCGCTGCCCACTGTCGGCGTGAACGTCAGCGGGAACGTGCCGCCGTCGGCCACGATGGCGACGGTGAACCGGTCGTCGGGATTCACCCACTGCGCGGCGACCTCTTCGCCCTCGTACATCGGGTTGACCGCCAGCGCCGACGCCACGGCGTGGTAGACACCGTCGATGTCGGCGTCGAGCCCATCCTCGGTGGTGTAGACGATTTCCTTGGCCAGCTTGAGGTACAGCCACCGCGGGCCCGATGGGCCGTCCCAGGTGCACTTCACCTTGTGGAAGTTTTTCGGTGTGCCCCACAAACGCTGGAACCTCGGCCGACTGGCGGGAGTGAGCCAGAACGGCAGGACCGGTTCGCGGATCGGCACTTCCTCGCCGACGATTCGGCCGCCGGTCTCGAACGCCCCGGACTGGGTGCGCACCTTGAACCCGGTGTCGTACATGCCTTGTGGGTCCGTGTCGAGAATGATGTCGTCGACCAGGAATTCGTCGTTCGGCGCGGACACCACGACCCAGTCACCATTGGCAGAGTCAAGGGTGATCGTTGATACGGGCACCTAGAACCTCGACAGTTTCGCCGCGGCCCGCTCGCGCTCCACGCGTTGCGCTTTGACGAATGCGTCTTCGGTGTCACGGGCCGTGATGTGGTAGACCGCGCCGGGTCCTGGCGCCTGTCCCGCGCGGCCACCGTGCATGTTCCCGGGGTCATCCGGTAGCGCCGCCCCTGTGCCGCTGGGCGTGGCGGACAGCGGCAGCGCGGCGCCATCGTGGCCGCCGATGGTGATGCCGCCGACGAGGGTGGAGAGTGCCTGCAACCAGGGCGGTGAGTCGCCGACGCCGAATACGTCCAGCAGTGAACCGATCTGGCCGCCCGCGAATTCACCGATGGCTGAGCCGAAACCGGACAGCGTCGATGGGAGGCTGAAGCCGTCGCCGCTGGACCCTCTGCCAGATTTGGACTTGGGAGCCTCCTTGGCTGGCGAGAACGCGCCCTTCTGCGCCTCACCGAGTGCACCCTTAAGGTCGTCGAGTTCGCGGCGGGCGGCCTGGGCGTCGTAGTCGGCTTTGCGTTTCCGTTCGATCGCGGCGTCTTTCTCAGCTTGGTCGGCGTCGACTTCCAGTTCGTCGATCGCGATCTGCGCCTGCCGTGCGGTTTCGTCGGACTCGCGGATGCGCTCCATCTGGTCATCGATGCGCTGCTGCGCTTGTCTGATGTCTTTCGGGTCAGCTCGGTAGTAGCCCGGTTCGCCGTACTCGTCGTATCCCGGTGTGCCGATGCCGGGGTCGTAACCCGGGCCGAAAGCGTTGTTCAGGGCGGCGGGAACATTGGCGCCAGGGAGGCTGCTGGGTGTGCTGGCCGCGGTGAAAGTGTTCGGCCACGCACCCGGCCCTTGGCCCGGGGTGCCGTTCCAGCCGTTCAGGGTTCGATCGGCAACGATCTTCTGCTGATCCGGCGTAGCGAGGTCGGCGCGGGTTGCGAATTCCTTGCCGCCGTACTGTTCCCACGTCGACTGAGTGAACTGCAACCCGCCGAAGAAGCCGTTGCCGGTGTTGATGGCCCAGTCGCCGCCGGATTCACCTTGTGCGGTCGCATCCCAGTCTGCGGCGTAGACACCACCACTGCTGCCTCCGCCACCTGGTAGCGGAATAGGCATGCTCTGCCGGGTGTGCACGTGATCCCCGTGGCCTGGCAAGTCGCCAGCGAAATACCCCGGCTGCGGTCGGCCGCCAGCGATCTCAACAGTCTTGCCTGTGCCGACACCCGCACCATTCCAGATGACCTGCTCAAGATCCCGTGGGATCGTCGCCAGATAGTCGGCGAACCGCTGCATGTTCTGCGGGGTTCCAGACCAGTCAATGGCCCGGTTTTCATGGTTGGGATTCGGGGCGTAACCAGGCTCGTTGCGGTTCGACTCTTGATGACCCGAGTAGGTGCTGGCCTTGATGCCAAACTGCTGCTCAATTTCGTGCACCCATGGCGGGAACGCCGGCCCGCTACTGCCGTACCCTCCAGTATCGGTGCCCTGCGGCAAGCCATAGGTGGTGAACGAGCCGAAACTGCTGCCGGGTCCGCCCGGGCCGCCGCCGCTGGGCAGCATCGGCCCACCACTGATCGTGAATCCAGGACCGCCACTACCCGGCTGGCTGGGCGGTGCGATGTTCGGCACACCGTTGGTGACGCCGGGGATCGTGCCCGGCTGCGTCCCGGGAGGCGCGCCGGTTGGAACCGTTGTCCACCACGACGGCGGTGGCGGCATGTCTGCCAGCGCACCCTTCAGGCTCTTGACATCGGCCAGTGTTGTTCCAGCCGCAGTTCCAATACCATCGACGGCTTCGCTGAGACCGTCCGTATCGCCGGTTGCGTCGTGCGCGGCGTCTCCCAATCCATGCAGCTGGTCGCGCAGATTCTGCCAAACATCGCTGCTGGCAGCTGAATTCAAGTTGTCGGCCAGCTCCTTCAGGCTGTCGTTGAATTCCTGCCCGGCTTGACGGTCAGTGCCAGGTAGCCGTCCGAGGGTGTTCAAAATTAACCAGTCGAACAACTGGAAGGCTTTGACCAGCCCGCCCAACGCGCTGGTTGCCACCTGAGCGGTGCTGATCGCCGTTTCGCCTAAGTTGACGAAGAAGTCGATGACCTGGTCCTGGTGCTCTCTAACCCACGTAGAAAGATCGCCGAGTTTCGTATTGACCTGGTCAAAGATGCTGTCCGCCAACGGTTTCGCCGCGACAGCGAAATCATTCTTGAGGTCTTGCCACTTCTCTGACCAGTCGGCGGTGTCGTCGGATACCTGGTTGATGTCCAGCCCGGTCAACTGCAACGACGACTGCAGCGACTGCAAGTCGAGGTCGCCGTTCTGGATTGCTTCGAGGAACGATGCGCCGCCCTTGGAGCCGAACACCTTAGTGGCTAGCTCGCCAGCCTCCGGGGTGTCGCCGAGCTCGCGGATACGGGTGATAATGTTCGCCAGCCCCTCCTCGGCAGGGATGCCCTCTTTGGCGAAGTAGGCGAACGCCTTATTCAGTGCGACGGTGGACTTCTCTCCGTCCAGGCCCGCCTGCTCGAACGCGGCAAGCAGCGCAGCAGATTCTCCGAAGTCCAGGTTGAGCTGCCGCATAGCGGGCCCGCCCTTGGCCATCGCCCCGGTTAGGTCATCGATCGACAGGCCTGTCTTGGTGCTGATCTCGTAGAGCGAGTTCAGCGCCCCCGCTTGATCTTTGGCTTCGATGCCGAACCCGCGGAACACCTTACCCAGGGACCGGATGTCGACGTCCTGACCCATGCGGGCAAGGTTCGCCAGACGACTTGTGACAGCATCGAATTCCGGTCCGCTCAGGTGAAGGCTGCGGGTGACCTCTGCTGCGACGTTACCGATGTCGGCAAACGACGACGGCACGTTCGTGGTACCGAGCTTCTCGACGGAGGCGGTGAGCTTGTCCAGCGCCGCACCGGACAGCCCGGTTTTGACCTGGATTGTGTCGTTCAAATCGTCGAACTGTGCGCCGAGTTGGTACAGCTCGCGGGCGGCGATGACAACCCCTGTGGCGAGCGCGGCGATACCCGCCAGCGCCGCGCCGCCAGCGATCGTGCCCACCGTACGCATCGAAGCGCCGAGCGAGCCGAGCTTCCGGCCGGTGTCATCGGCGCCGTCCGCCAGACGCTTCTGCGAAGAAACGAGTAGCGTGTGCCCGTCGGTGGCTTCCCTCACCGCGCGGGTAGAATCTCTGCGGGCCTTGTTGAGTCGCGCCTCAGCCGCCGCGATCTGATCCTCTTTGCCACCCGCGCGGGCCCTGGCAAGTTTCTTTTCCTCGACCGTGATTTTGTCGAGCGCATCAGCTGCGCGATCGCGCAGCTTGTCATACGACTTCGCCGCTGAATCGACCTCGCGCTCAAGGTCTTTCAACCCCTCGCCAACACCCTTAGCGAGGGCTTTGCCGCCCTTTTTTCCAGAGGCAGTAAGCGTGCCTCCGAGCTGCTTGTCGATAGATGCCGACACCCCGTCGAGGCTGGGTATGATCTGGAGGACAGCGCTGCCGATTGTCGTCATGTCACATCACCCCAATCCATATGCGCGCTTTCGTGTTTCAAACTTGGCCCTCAGTTCGATAACCCTGGCCCGCTTCGCGGCGGTGCGGGCTTTCGCTTCCATCTCGGCGCGCACCGGATGATCCTGTTTCGCCCACAGGGACCACAGATCCGCGACAAGGTGGTCGGTAGTCGCCCATTGCGGGCGACCATCATTCATCGCGCGTACCAATGCTGAATCAGCAGCTGGTAAATGGCGGATAAGCAACCCCAGCCGCCGCACCGACAGAGTGCCGCGGTAGAAGTCGAGCAGATCGATCCGGTAGACGCGGAGAAGGTCGGCCTCTATCTCGTCGCCGTACTCATCGAGCAGGAGACAGAGGCTCGCTAGTTTCCCCAGGCCTCCCGAAGCTTGGCGCCCAACTCCTCAAGTTCGTCCATCGTCATGCCGGCATCACTCAACTGTTGCCACTGTTCATCGCCGATGATCTTCTTGGTGCCCGCGTAGTTGTCGCCCGCCCGGAACGCGTCGGTGGCTGCGACGGGGATCTTCCCGCCGATCGGGACTCGCAGCGTCACACCGCACTCCTCGACCGTCACGAACCCGTCTTCGGCTTCGGCTTCCCGCGCCGCGACCGAAGCCTTTTTCCTCGGCTTGCGTTGTGGCTTCGGGTCGGGCTCGGGAAGGTGAGTCACGTTCGCAGCGGTCACGACACCGTCACCGTGCCACCGGTACCCGAAGCAGACACAGGGGTTGCCGTCGCGGTGAACACGACCGACAGAGTGCCCGGTGCGCCGCCCGTACCGGACACTGTTGCGCCGGGCGACGGCATCGCTGCGACACTGGCGAGTGCCCGCAACGCGGTCTGCAACGCCGCCGACGTCAGCGTCGTAATCGACGTTGTGGTGTTCGCGCCCACTGTCGCCGTGTACGCCGTCACACCCGAGGCGATGGTGAACAGCTTCGTCATGTCATCGGTGCTATCAACCACGACCTGGAAGACGTCGTTGTCCGCGTTGGTGGTGTGGTGCACCGTCAACTCCGCGAACGACAACTCGCCGTCAATGATGCCGCCGTGTGACTTTAGCTCCACGGGCGCCTTCGTCAAGGTGACCCAGATGGTGGTCCGGTCCTCGTCGACGAACTTGTACAGCACGAAGATCTGCACGTCCTTCGGGATGCCGATCTTGCCGGAGGCTGAACCGGGGAGGACGATCTTCTTGGTCGTCGCGTTGGTCTCCAGCACGGTAAACCCGGTGTCCAGCTTGCCCTTCTTCAGCTTCCGACGGAAGATCGGATGTCCGAACGCGTCGTAATCCTTGACCTCGATCGAGGGGTCGAGCGGAATGCCCTTCTTATCGTCGATCAAGCCGGAGAACTCCCAGCCGAGAGCGGCGAGATCGGCGGTCACCGACGTGGGGATCATCGTCGAGATGCTGGTGACGTTCGATGCCAGGGCCAGCCAAACTTCGGCCTGGTCCGGAATCAGAGTGAGGTCGGCGTTAACTGTTCCAACGGCCATGCGAGTTCCCTCCTTCAAGGGCGATTCATTCAATGCCCTTGCGGGCCAAATAACCTCACCCGATTTGGGTGAGGCAGATTGTGTGAGGTGCTACTGAGGTACTGCGGTGCGAGCGCGGGCCCGCACGGTGAACGAGGCCAGATCGCCGCGAGTCTTCGCGTCTCGGGCCTCGAGAATCCCGGTGCCCGGACGGACTGCAGCGAGACCAGGAATAGACACCGTCAGTAGCCGTGTCAGCGCTGCATGCGCGTAAGTGCGGTCCCGGCCTGACGTCCATGACGTCCCCCGGATCGTCGGCGAAGTCGCCGCTGGCCACATGCCCATCGGGTCACCGTCATCTGCGACCACTAGAACCGGGGCCGATCCCAACGTCCAGTTGGCCGGCAGTTCAAGAACCACCGACAACGACGGAAACCGTGACGCCAGATCGGCTTTCAACCAGTCCTTGATAATCAGCGCGACGTCGACGGGCTCGCGGTCGGTCATCGGATGGCGCCCAGTTCGTACATGCCGTTCGCCGTCCGACCAAAGACCTTGCCGTCAAAGCAGACGATTGGCACCGTCACATAACAGGGGCTGCGACGAAAGAATCGCTTCCACCATGGGGGCACCAACTTCCCAACGAAGATGTCCGGCCCAAGCCCATCCGCCATGTACGCCTCGAATAGTTCCCACTTCCAATGCTTCCCGAAGTAGAAGACGTGAGCGAACAGGCGATCCCCGTCTCTGGTGATCTGGTGTAGTGCGCGGCTATTCTTCGCGCACTGGGGGTGCGGGTATGCACTCAACTCGCGCACATAGTCGGCGGTGGCAAGGATTAAGGGTCCGATCTCGCCTCGCTCCGGGCGGGGATCGCCGAACTCGATGACGCCCCAGTCGCAGACTAGGTCGCCGTCATCAATACGAACTTCAATCACTTTGCGCGCACTTCCAAACCAGCCGCAGAGGCCGCGCGGGTCAGTCGACCGTCCTTGGCTTGCTGACCGGCCGGCACCGACACCGATGCCGCAGCACGGTCGGTGGTGTACTCCTCGACCACGGCATCCTCGCCAGCTGTGGCGCCGATCTGCCGGGCTAACGCGTTGATATGTGGTGCGGCAAGTTGCTTGAGGACTTCAGCGCCGCCCTTACGGTCCAGCCGAAACTTCGACGACGCCATCAGCCCTGGCCTCTCGTGCACAGCACCTCTAGGCCGCCGCGGCCAGTCCACGGTGAGCGCCAGTCGTTGACGATGATGCTGAACCGTTCACCACGAACCGTCAGCTCGTCGCTGTTGACGACGTCAGTGCCGAGCGGGAAATAGACAGTGGCAGCGATGGTTTCGCCTTCGCGTAACCGTTCGGCCCATTGCGATCCACCGCCAGGCGCGACCGCGATCGACGTCAACGACTCATCCGTCGTGCCCATCAATTCCCCGTTCTCATCGCGCCCGCCGTCGCGATGCCGGGTGACCGTCTCGCTCATAGCCCCGGCGAGCGCATTGCCACGGCGGTCGCGCGGTTCGGCATCAAGAGCCCCAGCAAGTCGTCCAGTTCGCGGCCGTAGAGGAATAGGTTGCCGTCCGGGTTGCGATACACAACCCGGAACGGGCCTATCGTTTCGTCAGACACGCCCTCGTTAATTGGGGCGTCGAGATTGCGCCTAACCATGGCCGCCACAAGCAGTTTCGCTGCCTCAGTGAGCACAGTGTCACCACCTGTGATGGCGTCATCCAGGCCGGGCACCCACACGCCGAGCCAGAACGACGCATCACCGAGTAAGGTTTCCGCGCGGTCTTCCTCCTCAGGGGTCAACTCGCGCGGAAACCTCGCGGTGAGGTCGTCCAGCTCGGCGTACGGGGCCATGGGTTACTTCTTCCGCGACGCCGGCTTAGGTTTCGGGTCGGATTCATCCTCATCGACTGAGGCGTTCAGACCCGAACCGGTACCGGAGGTTTCCGCGCCAGCGGCCGGGGAACTCAGTAGGTCCACCGATTCGCGTCGAGGCTCATGCGGCTCGTCGCCGCCGGGCTGAACATTCAGCTCGTCGAAACGCTCCACGTCGTCGGCGTGAACATCCACCTCATCGCCCTGGAAGGCAACACTTCCGGCCTGCCCCTTCGCATTCACGTAGGTGGCGATACCTGTTTTGACTGTTCGCTTAGCCATCTCAGAGTCCCGTCACTTTCGCAATCCCGTAGGGGTTGGTGATGACGAACACGGGACGCACATCGGACTGAACCCAGGTGCGCTGGGTGCCCTGCTCGCGCCACGTCTCCGTCGACAGTGCCTTCTCCAGCAGCATCTGACCGACTTGACCGGACTCCACCACATACGCGGTGCCAGCGGTGACCCGATTGGTGACAACGAAGTTGATGCCCGCGTCGTTGAGGACCGCGTTCCACTCATTTCCGTAAACGAGGCGGAATTCGTTGGCGTTCACCGGGTTCAGAATCCAGGTGTCGAACTGCACGCCCAATTCCTTCTGATCGGCCAGAAGCTGGACCTTGGCGAAGTCTGCCGCCGGCCACGCCGTCGCGTTGGACTGCGACGACCCGCCAGTCACAACCGCCGACCAGTCGTTGCCCGTAGCGGTCTGCGCCGAACCCCCCAACGTGGCGATCTGAGCATCGATCTCAGCAACCGCGTTAGTGTGGATGCGGCGGTTGATGGTGTTAGCCAACCGCTGCGAACCCTGCTGCAGCATCATCGGATCGTTACGATCCTTGGCCTCGTCAGTGACGAAGAACTTGCCGCCGAACTTCTCGACCTGCTTGGTCAGCGGGGTTGGCCGGTCGAAGGTGACGAGCGGGAACTCAGCGCCCGGCTCCACGTTCTGCACATCCCGGCTGGCAGACACAAACAACTCGTTCTGCGTCAACTGGGTGTACAACACCGCGCCGCCGGAGACACCCCCACCGGGGGTGAACACCTTGTCCGCCCAGTAGCCGCGCATCGCGAGGTCTGACAGATAGCGGGTGATGCGGGTCGGCTGATTGAGCATCAGGTCGACCGTGATGCTGGTTCCCGAGACAGCGGGAGCTGACAGCGGATATTCGAATGTAGGCATCAGTCAACTCCTTTCAGTACAGTTCGACGAAGCAGTCGGTGTTGTTCACGCCCGTCGAGAGGGCGCGCCCAACCTTGACGCCGGCAGAGAACGTGACGACTTTGCCGCCCGTTCCGACTTCCACCTCAGCCAAAGCTGTGATGGCAGCACCAGCGGTGACGGGCACGATCTGCCCCTTGCCGCGGATAACTGCGACACGGGCACCCGACGCGGCGTCATAAGCAGCGACACCGGCGACCTTCCCTGCCGCGGTGGCGGTAACTACCGACACCAAACCAGTTGCGAGAGCAGCCGAGTAGTCGACGAACGTCTTACCAACCACAGCACCTGTGGTAACGGCAGTGATGTCGAGACCCGGCCGATAGAGTGGGATGCACTCATTGGCCATTTTGGCTCCTTACCTTGTCCCGCACATGGCTTGGTGTCCACGCTGCGGGGTAGCTGTCGTCCGCCGGGTTTGGCGGCTCAGGTGAGGCGCCAGGCCTCAAGCCCTCCACTGGCCGGTTAGACGGCGGCGCGGGGGTCTTCTCAGTGGTGGCGAACAGCGGCCCAATTTCAGCAGCGATCGCTTCCATTTCTTCACGGCTGCCAGAGCCGAGTAAGTGCAGCTTGTTGCGCGGGATGTTGTGCTCGTCTGCCAAATCTCGCCGGTAGAGCGCCAGATCCTTTTCGACTTCCCGCTTTTCGGCGGCTTCAGCACGCTCGATTGCGCGTTGAATCTCCGTCTTGTTCGCCTCTTCGGCCGCCTGGGCCTTCTTGACGATCGGCTCTGTTGCCTGCAATTTCTGCTCAGCTTCTTTGAGCCGCTCCCGGAGCTTTTGCGTTTGGCTCCGTGCCCGACGGACCTTCTCTTCAGGGGTAAGCGGCTTAGCGCCCTCCCCGTCGTCATCGCCTTCATCTGTGGCGTCTTCCACCGTCGGCGATGCATCGGCCGAAGGTGGGGCAGGTGCAGTTTCGGTGAACGGTCCAGCCGTTACCGGTCCTGTTATAGGCGCAGCAGTGTCAGGTACAGCGGTTTCGGTCATTTACTCTCCAGGAGTGACTGGCGCCACCGGGGCGTCAGGATTGAAATCCGGCGGGGTGCCGGGTACTTCCGCCACGTCGGGTGGCGGTTCGGGTTCGGGCTCAGCCGCTTTCGCGGCGATCACCCTGTCAACCCAAGCTTTCGTCTTGTTCGGGATGTCCTCGATCAGAATGTCGGCGGGGACGTCGAGCATCTGCTTCATCTTCCCGAGCGCGTCCACGGTTTCGGCCAGCGTGCGCGCGGTGAGGTCGGACCACTTCACCTCCGAGGCGAAATCCTCAGCCGCGGCGGTGTCGCCGACGATGTGCGCGGTGAGGCGGAGCAACTGCTCGAACGACTCACCCAGGGCGGTCTGAATCTCCGCCGACTGCCGCTTCTTGCCCGTCTCTAACCCCGCAAGGGTGGCTTCAGAGATGTTCGCCAGCGCCGTCACGCCCATCGCGTGTGGTGGGAGCTGACCGATCGCTGAAAGATCCATCAGCGCTGACTGCTTCGACTCGATGTAGCCCTTGATGTTGCCCTGGCTAAACTGGCCGACGCTCACATCGCTTTTGGAGAAGTACCACACATCCCCGGCGACCGCGGAGAGAGCCTCTGAATCGTCTTTCGGACGCCAGCCCGTCACCCAGCGTTGAATGAACGCCGTGTAATACTGCGCCGCCAGCATCTCGTAGGTGGTTTCGTCGATCCGCGACTGAATACTGATCAGCGGCTCGACGATTCCGAACTGCTCCTCGCCGTCGAGCTCCCACACGTCCCGGAACCGGACGACCGGGCACACCCCGACGTTGTGCGGGCGAGCCTCCAGGTATTTGAAGTTGTCGACACCGCTGAAAACCGGGTCAGTCCAACCCAAACCGGACTGTGGGACGTTCTGGATGCCGACGAAATGCACCGACTCTTCGTCATAGAAGCGGATCGCCTGACCCTTGACCTCCAGCGCGGTGATCGGCCAGTCATCGTCGACCGGTGTTTCACCCGGCGTCCACTCGATCGGCTCCCCGTATAGACAGGTCATCTGCCTCGGTGACAGCGCCCGGATGAACGCGCCTTTGCGGTCATCGTCGCCGTGTTTCGGATTCAGCGACGGCAGGCCCACCGCATAGGAAGCGCCGTAGCCGAGAACTGAACGGATAAGCCCCGTGTGGCGGGCGTCCATCTTGTTGCGCTGCCACCACTCCCACGGGCCGGCCGCGGTTTCCTTCGTATCAGAGGCGAGGTAGTTGTCGACCTTCATCGACTGCGAATACACCTTGACAACCAGTGGCAGGAAGTTGGTCTGTGACCGCCACCGCATTCCCACCGTCGGCTCCTCGCGCCGCCCGGTCGCTGCGAGATTCTGTGCCGCGCGAACCGGCGTCCACGGCTTCAACGCTTCGGCGATCTGATCCAGCCGCTGTAACTCGATGGTGCGAGGGCCAGCCATGATGTAGCGGATCGCATCAACCACCGCCTTGCGGTCCACTCATCACCACCTTTTCGCGAAATACGCCTCGGAAGTTTCTTCGGGTACGGCGCTGGCTGTCGCCCTTGCCAGCCCCATGATTAGAGCCACCACACCGTCGATCTTGTCGCCCGCGTTCGCCTTGTCGGGCTTGACGTTTCCCGCCGGATCCATCGCCACCGCGAAGTTGTCGACCATCCACCGCAGTAGCGGATTACCGCCGTGCCGAATGATCGGACGCTCCGGTGTGCCGGTCAGGATCATGCGTTGCAGATCCTTCGTCGGCGCCGACATCGACGCGAACCCCTGACCGAACGTGATCATCGGCGCCCCATCGCTCGTCATGTCATTGACGAGTTGCGTTGCATTCCATCGGTCGTAGGCGATCTCCTGGACCAGGAACTCGTCCCGGTCGTGGGCGGCCTGCGCCTTGATGAAGTCGTAATCGGTGACGTTGCCCGGCGTGGTGGTCAGCCACCCCTGCTTCACCCACCCGGATGCGGCGTTCGCGGTGCGCGCATCGAGGTCCGGTATCGAGTCCTCTGGCGCCCAACACCGCAGCAGCACATCGAACGCATCCTCGTCAGGAAAGACCCACGCCAGCGCAGTGAGGTCAGATGTCGAACCGAGATCCAGCCCGCCGTAGCATTCGCGGCCCTTGAGCCGGATCGGGTCGACGATCGACGCGTTGTTGTCCCACGCCTCAATATCGAGATAGCGGGTTTCCTGCTTCGTTCGAATCCCGCAGTGCAGCCGCAGGAACCGCGCCAGCTCAGCCGGTGACTCCTGGGCCTTCTTCGCCGCATCCGCCATATACCGGCGCGTCGGCGAGATCCCATAACCCGGATTCGCCTTGCGCCAAGTCGACTCGACGAACGGGTCGTCCGTCTTCTCGGCCGCGAACACCACGCCGTACATCGTCGGATCGATCAGCACGCCACGCGCCAGCTTCTCGACCCGCTGGCGCTTCTCGTCGTACGGCGTGTGCCGACGGCCCGCGTCGGCCGTCGTGATGAAACCAATCAGAGGCTGAATACGGGAACCGGTACCGGTCTCCAGCGCCTCGATCAGCGCCATGTCTTTGTGCAGGTGGAGCTCGTCGACTAGTCCGCCGTGAATATCCGCGCCGTGCTGCGCGTCTCCCGCGTTCGCGATCGGCTGGAAGTAGCTGCCAGATCCGGGATGGGTGACCTTGGACTGCATCGCCCGCAGGTGACGCTTCAGGCCGGGCGACTTGTTGACCAGCTGCCGGATCGGCTCGAAAACGAACTTCGCCTGCTCGCGAGTCGTCGCCGCCGCCAGCACCTGCGCGCCGATCTCGCCGTCGGCGGCCGTCAGATAGATGCCGATGCCGCCGGCTAGAGAGCTCTTCCCGTTCTTGCGGGGGAGGTCGACGTAGAACGTCGTGATGATCCGCGCCCAGTCTCCAGTGTCGGGCGACTTGTGTACCCACCCGAATATCGGCGCCAGCACATACGCGACCTGCCACGGATCAGGCTCGAACACCTGGCCGCCGAAACGCCCCTTGGTGTGCCGTAGTTGCCGAAACGCGGCCAGCACCTTGTCGACGCGAGCCGGATCAAACCTGTACCCCCTGCCGTGTGGCTCGGGCGTCTTGATCAGCGGCGGGCAATCGGGAACCGCGTGGCCACGGGACTCCATGAACCACGCGACCTCGCCGCTAATCTTCAGCGCGTCAAGGTCGGCGTTGGCCCAACTATTGACCCGTGGCGAACGGGTTCTCTTCGTACTCACCGCGGCCGTCGTCCCGCTTCGAGACGTTGCGCTCACCCGCGGGCGTCAAGCCGAAGTCATTCGCGTAATGCCGTAGTTGCGTCGCCGCAGACTCGGCGACACCCACCGCAGGATTGCGGGTCGTCCACACTGACTCGACGCCATCCTTGCGGATCGATCGGTTCTCCACCGACAGGCCATTCTTCGCGATATCGCGGGTCGCGGTGACAAACCTTGACCACGTCTCGCAGTATGTCGCCAGCGTCGCCCGATCCTCGGGTTTAATCAGGTCCAAGCGCTCCAGTCCGGGCACGACGCGGTTCCACTCGGCCTTAGCCTCCGCCGACAACCAACTCGGCGGGTTCGGCGCCAACCGCTTGAACAGCGGCGGCTGCGCGACCGGTCGGCCGGCGCTGTCCTGGCCCTCTTTCCGGCCATTGAGCAGCAACAACGCAGCTGGTTTAGCGGCGGGCATCGGCTATACCCCCCTGGCCTGCGAGTTTGTGCAGAAAAAAACGAGGG